CAGAGGCTTCCGACTTCCTGAAGGGAAAAAATAAACGCAACTGGTCAGCAACATTTGACTGGTTGGTCAGTGATTCCAACATGGCAAAGGTCCTTGACGGAAACTATGATGCGAGAAAAGAGGCGATAAAAGATGAACCAGAACCAACTAACTCAGTCAGATTATGGTGAGTGTCCTGTGTGCCATGGGACTGGATGGGAGACATATTATGCCACGGTCTATGATTACGGACTTCCAGAAGAAATTCAATATGCTCGCAGATGTCCAAAGTGCAAAGGTGGTTATAGAGCACAGGACCGTACCGGAGTACCAAAAGAGTACCATGATGCAGATCTTGGCAAGTTCGATTTTGATATTTATCAGAGAGACATGAGCAAATTGAGAGACTTGTGCACCACCTTTCTGAACCATTTCCAGAAGTGGGAAATGGCAGGAAAGGGACTGTATCTGTGGAGCAAGACACCGGGAAGTGGAAAAACCTTCTTGGCGTGCTGCCTGGCGAAATCGGTGATGATGAAATACGATCTGCAAATGCGTTTCGTGACTGCACCTGACTACATAAGTGCTGTTGGTGACAGCTACAAGCGCGATCGCGGAGAAGAGGATCCCAGTCAGGTATACCGGGATTGCAAACTTCTTGTTCTGGATGATATCGGCGCACAGGCAGACAAGGAATGGCAGCGGCAGGAAATGTTCCGTCTGATCAACAAGCGTATGGAGGACGGAAACATTACAATTTACACTTCCAACATGAGCACCGATAATCTGAATGTGGACACCAGGACCAGAGACCGGATCATCAAGACCTGTGTAGAGTTACAGATGCCGGAGGAAGGCATTCGAAAGAAAAAAGCAGCAGGAGAACAGAGACAGTTCCTTGCGAGCATAATGGGATAGAGGAGAGAAGATGGTTAAGCAGATAATTACAAGAATTAAAGATGAGTTAAAGGCAATGCAGTAGTCCAGAGTTTTGGAAGACAATAAAAGAATTTTACGATGTAAAAAATGATGATGAATATTTTGATGCATTACATAAAAAAATCGAGGATTTATATGAAATCTATCCAGACAGTTTGGCAAGGTATTTGTCTTTGGCTTTTATATCAATGGCAAAGAAATCATTTGTTGGAGTCAGATGAATCCAGGAGAAGATGAATATATTTCATTGGGTCATTATTCCACCAAAGCAAAAGCCATGAAAGTACTGGATATGATTCAGGAAGCCTATGAAGAATACAAAATTACTTGTACTTTTTTGACAGGATTTACAGGACATCGAGCAATTGTAGAATCAAACGATATTCACGTCAATGGTTTTGGAGAACTTTTAAAAAGCTTTAAAAAGAATATGGTCTTTCAGATGCCAGAAGATTCGGAGGTGGAAGTATGATTACATTCTTGTTAGGATTCACCCTTGGAACCATATTTGGAGTGGTCGGTCTTGCATGCGTAGCGATCATGTACGACAAGCACCACCCAGACAAATAGAAAGGAGAACGGTATGCTGACAAGGAATAAGAAGCTGAAAGACTACGGTATTCCGGCAGAGGACATTGAAAAACTGAATACGATGCTGAAAGACTTCCCGGCAGAGTACGGATACCTGCTTTCCAGTGCTGCCTTGTCAGCTTGCCCGAAAAACACGGTGATAGCGGATATGGTAATTGAGAATATCCTACACCGGAAAAGTTACAGGAAAATCAGTAAAGAAAAATATATCCCGATGAACCCGAAAGACTTCTACGGATACCGGCGCAAGACCGTCGCTGTACTGTATGAGAGGATGCGGTTGTTGGGAGTGTGGGAGGAAAAATAAATGAAAGAATATAAATGTCCAAAGCAGAAACACGTAGACGATGCTAATAGCAAACAAGACGATATTGCAAGCATCATTTATAGTACTCTCGATCATATGTATTGCGATAATTGCAGATTCAATAGCGAAATTAAAGAAAGTGATAATGGTGAATGGAACTGTGATGAATGCCACAGAAAATATAATGGATGGGGAATTTCCATGCAGGAAAGTAATAAAATTGCAAAAGAAATTTTAAAACAGTTAGGAGAATAGAATATGAGCAGACTGATTGATGCAGACAAAATAATTGACTCTCTTGGAAATTCGGATATGGATTTTGCAATAGGTGCAGTTATTGACGAACAGCCAAAGGCATTTGATGTGGATAAGGTTGTTGAACAGTTGGAAGATTATTTATTTGAAAAATATTGCATAGAAGGGGATACAACAATTGATGAAATCGTGAAAGGCGGTGGAGTTGAATGAGTAAATCAGTATTAGTGATTGATACACCAGAAAATTGTTATGACTGTCCGTTTGGAACTGAATATTGTGGAAATCTTGAATGTGATGGACATTGTGAATTAGCTGACTGTTTAGATTATGATGTAATTCTGATGACAGAAGAACATTATGATTGCGAAAGCAAATCAAGACCTGATTGGTGTCCGCTGAAGCCGCTGCCGGAGAAAATGAAAGTAACTGGGCTTTATAACGGCGAGTATTTCAAAGCGGGAGGCAAACTACCGAGCTATAAGATCGGCTGGAACGATTGTATTGATGAGATTACAGGAGGAAATTCTGATGATTAATTTAACAGGAAAAAGCGTGTTTGTAAAGACACAGGAAGAATATTTGAGTATTCTGAAAATAGCAAAGTTTCAGGGATTCACATGGGAGAGAGGAAACCATTTAAACCCTATCGAAATTCCATTTCCAAACATATTGAATTTTTACGACGGTAAGATCGTTACTTACAAAAATGTCGAAAAGACATTGTATGAAGCATCCGAAATCGTCGAAGATGAAGAAAAGCTAGAAGAAGCAATAGCCCACGTCAAGTATTTTGCGAATAACAAAGACAGAATGTCATTAACAGATAAAGTTATTGAATCAATGTTATTACTTGCAGGTACCGTAGAAAGTCAGATGGAAGAGGTGAAGTAAATGGAGAGATTAACTGAAAGAATGGAAAATGTTCCAGACGGAGAATCAGATGTCTGGGTTAAACAGCACGATTACATTTCAGCAGCACGAAAACTTTGTGATTATGAAGACTTAGAAGAACAGGGCTTGCTTGTGAGGTTGCCATGCAAAGTCGGAGATATGGTGTGGGATAACGATTTTGGATATCCGGAATCGTATGAAATAAAAGCATTTTCATATGGATATTGCGATAGTTATGTTGAACCAGATATAGAAGATCAAATTATATTTTACTATGAAAATTATAGCGGTTCAATAACAGGAGCTTTTACAATGAGTGAAATTGGCAAAACCGTATTCCTCACCCGTGAAGAAGCTGAGAAGAAGTTGGAGGAGATTCAAAATGACAAGACCTGAGATTACAGCAAAACTATCAGCAATGATCGAAAAGAAAATCAATCCTCACAATGATCCACGTATTTATTGGGCTAAGGAAGTGACATTCGATTATTCAACAGATCATGCGGTAAGGGTGGATTATATGCGGTTCGTGCCGGTGAATAATAGCGTGTCCGGAATAGAAAAAGGTGACTGCTATTGTTATGAGGTTAAATCATCAGCTGAAGATTTTCGCTCTGGTCATGGGCTGAATTTTGTTGGCGATTATAACTACCTAGTTATGCCGACAGATGTATGCGCTGCGGTATCCCTTGAAATTCCACATTATGTAGGAATATATGTACCAGAAGCAAATGATCTTACATGCATCAAAAAAGCAAAGCGAAGAAATCGGACAAGGCCTGTATCTGAAATACTCTTGATGATGTTCCGGTCTGCGAATAGGGATTATAGAAAAGCAGTAAAACAGTTGGAGGAAATGAAGAATGAATAACAACCCTACACCAGAAACAACCCCACAGCTCGCTATATCAGCATTCACAGTACTACATCAATATTGCAGCTCAATCAGTCCACATGACTGCATCAGATGTGCATTTTACGAACATTGCCCGGAATGTTTCATGGGGTGTCCGGGAGATCAGGGCGAGACGATCAGAAAATTACAAAGCAATGAATAAAATTAGAGAGTCGGTATTTACCGGCTCTTTTTTTAGTGCAAAATTCCTCAAACATGTACCACAACTTTTCTGCCAACCTATGATAGAATATACTCAGAAGTGTTACTATGGGGTTTTATAGCCAGAAATGAGGTGATAATATGGCGAACTTAAAAGCAGTTACAAGAAAACTTCAAAAAGCTATATTATCCACCGGATTAGTCATAAAAATCGGAACATCACAATTCTATAGCCACGAACAGGAACGATTAATTACAGTAACGATCATATCAACACCAGTGTTTAGACCAACAAAACGTGGCGAATGGAAAGATTGCGATTATGAAATATTACGAACTGCATCCCAGTATGATGTGGTTATGTGCCTAAAAGAAATATGGGAGGCAGTCAGAAAATGAGGATAGACAGAGGTGATTAGATGAACTTAACGCCTAAACAGGAAGCGTTTGTAAAAGAATATATAAAAAATGGCGGAAATGCATCTGATGCCGCAAGGAAATCTGGATATAAAAATTATGAAGTGGAAGGCTATAGATTGATAAGAAATGATAAGGTTTTATCTTATATAGCCAAAAAGCAGGCTAAAATCGAGAAACAAAAATGTACTGACATCATGTCTCTGGCAGAAATCCAGCAGCGCCGTTCCATGATCGCAAGAGGTGAGCTAAAAGATTCGTTCGGTTTCGCTCCGGACTTCTCCGACCAGCTAAAGTCCATGAATGATCTGGAAAAAACGCTTGCTATAAAAGAAGCCAGAGAAGAGCAGCGGAAAGCAGAAGAAAAAGCCAGATTACAAAGTGAATATCATATTGATCTGGATATTGTCCCGGACGTATTTCATAAAATGATTAGAGATATCCGGAAAAAGAAACATAGCGAATACATTCTCCCCGGCGGGCGTGGATCCATGAAGTCATCGACAATATCATTGATTATACCGGAACTGCTGAAGAATAATTCGAACATGCACGCTCTGATTCTTCGAAAAGTCGGGAACACAATAAAAGATTCTGTTTATGCTCAGATGAAATGGGCACTGGATAAGCTGAACCTGTCAGAGGAATTTACCTGTAAAGTGTCCCCTATGGAGATTACATATAAGCCTACTGGACAGAAGATATACTTTCGTGGTGCTGATGATCCGTTGAAGATTAAGTCCATCAAGCCGGAGTTTGGTTATATCGGCATTGTCTGGTTTGAGGAACTTGATCAATTTGCCGGTCCAGAAGAAATACGAAATATTCAGCAGTCTGCGATTCGTGGTGGTAACGAAGCGTACAAGTTCAAATCATTCAACCCGCCGAGAAGTAAAAATAACTGGGCAAATGAATATACGGCAGAAGCAGAAGAAAAAGATGATAGCGCACTGGTTGTGCATAGCACATACCTTGATCTTGACATTGAACAGGAATGGCTCGGAGATATATTTCTTGCAGATGCCGAACATCTGAAAGAAGTAAATCCAGATGCTTACGACAATGAGTATTTAGGCCATGCTAACGGAAATGGTGGAAATATCTTTGAATATATCGAAGAAAGAACTATCACGGACGAAGAAATTAGTCACTTTGATAGAATCTATCAGGGTGTTGACTGGGGATGGTTCCCAGATCCTTATGCATTTGCGCGGCTCTATTATGACCATGCAAGAGAGACAATTTATTTTCTTGATGAAATTGGCGAAAACAAAAAGTCAAATGACTGGACTGCTGCCGAAATCAAGAAGCGTGGTTATGATGACTATGTGATCACTTGTGACAGTGCTGAGAATAAATCTGTAAATGATTACAGGGACGCAGGACTTCCAGCAAGAGGAGCAATCAAGGGACCTGGCAGCGTTGAATACTCAATGAAGTGGTTGCAAAAAAGAAAATTAGTGTTTGACCCTGCTAGAACACCAAAAGCCTTAAAAGAGTTCAAGAAGTACGAATACGAGAGAGACAAGGACGGAAACATTATAAGCGGTTATCCCGACAAAGATAATCACTTTATAGATGCTTGCAGATACGCCACTGAAGAGATGTGGAGAAGAAGGGGGTACAGTGCATAAAATGTTAGATAGGTACTTTTCAGATAAAATAAATAAATTCTTAAGCATCGGTTTAAAAATATATGGATCATCTGACATTAACGAAATCTTAAAAGTTGTAGAATATGAAGACATTATTGTGCGAGATACTTCTGTAAGATGGATGGATTTTAAAAGGTAGACTAAATGGGACTTGATCCGGCACGAACGCCTAGAGCATACAAGGAAATTATCAATTATGAACATGAAGTAGATAGCAATGGAGAAGTTATCGCAGATTATCCAGATGGCAACGATCACTGGATAGATTATCTCAGATATGCAACCAGTCCATTGTCCATGAGAAGGGGGTACAGTGCATAATGGTGATATCAGAATATTGTAGAAAAAAACTTGGTGATTTTTTAAAAGATAAAGTAGATGTAAAAGAGGGATATACTTACGAGGAGCAGGCAGTAATTGAAGGTTCAATCAGAATACTGATAAAAGCTGGAATATACACACTTGATGAACTTCGAAAAGATATCTTAAGAGAGTGCTCGGTGCTTCTTCCCCGGGAATGGATGTTCGACGTAGCAAACAGTTAACAGGTGATTAAATGGGACTTATAACAACACTAAAAAGGTGGTTTAACATGATATTCAAAAAACAAGCCGAAGAGGACTTTAATATCCAGGCGGCAGAATTCCCGGAGATGGAATCACTGATTAACCGGTGTGCGAACATCTATAGGGGTGCGCCGGAATGGCTGGATGATGAGGATAATATCAAGACGATCAATTTCGCGAAAACTGTCTGCTCAGAGACAGCACGGCTCACAACGCTGGCAATCGGCATCCAGATCGGCGGTTCCGCAAGGGCTACATGGCTTCAGAAACAGATTAACAAGGTATATTTTCAGATACGTCACTGGGTAGAGTACGGTTGCGCCTATGGAACGGTTTTCATCAAGCCGAACGGTGAGAGCCTTGATGTATTTACTCCGGCAGATGTGATGATTGTGGATTATGACAATCAGGAAATAAAAGGGATTATATTCAAGGATTCTTATACTGTTGGACGAAAATACTATACACGGCTTGAATATCATCGTTTTGTTGAAACCACCGTGGACGGCGTGACAACTTACCCATATTACGTTTCTAACAGAGCTTATGTGTCAAAATCCCCTCAGTCAATCGGTGACAGAATCGACCTTAAGCAGACCAAGTGGGCTGACCTAATGGCAGATACGCCGCCGATACTCAAGGCAAACGGTGAGAAGCTGGACGGGCCTCTGTACGGAGTACTGCGGACACCGCAGGCAAACAATGTGGATATCAGTACACCTCTTGGATTGCCGATATTTGCAGAAGCAATTGAGGAATTAAAGGATTTTGACATTGCATACAGCAGAAACGCCGGAGAGATTTTTGATTCGCAGAAGATTGTTCTGGCAGATGATAGACTACTGATTCCAAGCGGCACGCCTGTATCAGCCATGTCGCCACAAAGCATGGAAAACAGACGGAACAAGATGAACTTACCGCACTTTGTCAAGAATGTATTCGGACAGGACGAGAAAGAGTTCTATCAGGAAATCAACCCAATTCTCAACACAGATACCCGTATAAGCGGCATAAATGCCCTTTTAAACCAGATAGGATATAAGATTGGATTCTCCAACGGGTACTTTGTTTTTAATGAAAAAACCGGCATGGTGACGGCTAGGCAGGTGGAAGCGGATGATAGGCGAACGATCGGATTTATCAAGGATGTGCGCGACAAGTTGGAAGACTGCCTGAACGGAGTCATCTATGCGCTAAATGTGTTTGCAGACCTGTACGGCATGGCTCCTGTGGGCGCATATGAGGTGACCTACGACTTCGGAGATATCACCTATAATAGAGATGAAGACAGAGCAAGATGGTGGCAGTATGTTATTACAAATAAAGTACCGGCTTGGATGTATTTCGTGAAATTCGAGGGAATGACCGAGGAAGAAGCTAAGGCGATGGTTAAAGAAGCTCAGCCAGACGAACCAACATTATTCGGAGAGGAGTAAAAAGATGGCAGATACATTCAAGGGAATAATCACAGCAGATGGGAAGAAGAGACAGTTGCCTTATGAAAGTGTTCTTGAAACGCCCGTGTCTGATGAAACATTGTCCATACAGGGTGGCTTTGCGGATGCTAAAGTAGTAGGGAATAATTTTAAAAAAGCAAAGGCAGAAACTGATTCACTAAAGGAAGATTTATCCAACAAAATCACAAAGTTCTACGCATCGAATCAGGGTGAAACTCATATCACTGATTCTGACAATGGAAAGATTCAAGATATGATGCTGTATGGCAAATCATCACAGGATGGAGTGCCAACGCCAGAGAATCCAGTTGAGATTAAAAGCGTGGTGAATCCAACGGTGAAGGTGTGCGGGGAGAATTTATAGCCCGGTAGTGATTTAATTGGGTTGACAAAAACATATACTACGGATTTTATACCTGTTATTTTACACAAGGGGAAAATTTATTTTTCTTTTGATACGTCTTCGGACACAAGTGATGGTCGATACCATATTAATGCGAAATACTTTGATATAAATAAAGAATTGATGGGTGGTAATGGCAATGAAAGTATAGCAGGAAATAACATTTCTCATGTGAGTTTTGAATTTGATGGAACGAAAGCTGGAATTAATCATGAAACAATCGATTTAAAAAATGTTTCATATGTAAAAATTATGTTTGGTATTTATGCCACTACAGCTACCAAAATTACATACAAAAATATAATGATAAGTGCCACAGATTCCGATTTTGAACCATACAAACCTATTCAGACCGTCACCCTGCCGTATACTCTCAACGCAATCCCTGTAGAATCAGGTGGTAACGTCACAATCGACGGTCAGCAGTATATTGCGGATTATGTGGATGTGGAACGTGGGAAGTTGATAAGGATGGTTGATTCTTCTAAGTTAGATAATACACAATCTATTGTAGATAAAACCGAATGGTTATTAGCAGCGCCGCAGGAAATCGACCTCACCACAGAACAAATCACCGCATTTACAGCACTTGCAACATATTATCCGACTACACACATCAGCGTCACTTCAGAACAGTTGGACGGATATACAGTATTCAACTATCCAATAAGCATGGCAAATGGGTGGAACTATGTCAAAAAGCAACTTAACGATAACCGTGACTACATCTACGACATGGACATACAGATAGCAGAAGCCTATGTCAACAGTGAATATGCAGTAGCATTAACAGAATTGGAGGTATGATTATGTTATATAGAACATTACTAAAACTTAAAGAAAGAAATGGACTTACAGACGATTTGAAGAATAAAATTGATATTTTCTTTGCAACTGGCAGGATTACTGAAGAACAGTATAATGAGCTGATGGATGTTAATAAGGAAGGAACTGAAAGCGGAAAATAATTAACTGATGGAAGCTTTATGACTAAATTCTATGACTAATCTATAACTTTCTATGACTAATTTTATCTGATATTTAGTCATAGCTTTAATTAACCATCAAAAGGGCCAAAACATGTACCACGACTTTTATCGAAAGAGGTGATATGCTATACTTAGTCCAGAATATTTACGGCAAATTACAGAGGGTAGTGAGCAAATTGCCGAAGAACTGCATCAGTATATCATCTCTGAGATCGTGTTGAGAATGGTGGCAAGAATCGGCAGAGGTGAAGATTATATTCTGACCAATGCCGATGCGTGGAGAATCAGAACACTACAGGAATCCGGTGAACTGTTAGAGGACATTCTGGCAGAATTATCCAAATGCACCAAACGTGAACAGCAGGAGCTTCTTGAAGTGTTTGAGGATGCCGGAATCACTGCAATGAACTATGATGACAAGGTATACAAGGCGGCAGGATTAAGCCCTGTGCCGCTCGAACAGTCGCCAGCCATGATAAGGCTCATGGAGCGGAATATGCTTGCGACTATGGGCGAGTGGAAGAACTTTACACGAACCACCGCAAGTGCCGCTCAGAGGCTCTATATTGAGCAATGCGACCTTGCCTATAATCATGTAATGACTGGGGCGGTTGGGTATACACAAGCCATCAAAGAGGCGGTTAATAACGTTGTGAGTGATGGTGTTACGGTCACATATCCATCCGGCAGGCGTGACACTATCGAAACAGCAGTCGCACGTTCTGTCAGAACTGGCGTGGCACAGGCTACAGGAGATATATCCCTAAAACGCATGGAAGAAATGGATTGGGATTTAGTTCTAGTCAGTGCCCACATGGGAGCCAGAACGGGCGATGGCGGCGAGAATCCGGGTAATCACTCATGGTGGCAAGGCAAGATATACTCTCGTTCTGGCAAGAGTAAGAAATTTCCACCGTTCTCATTGACCGGATATGGAACGGCAAGCGGACTATCAGGTGTAAACTGTCGACATAGCTTTGGAGCCAGTGACGGAGAATTTAATCCTTATGCGGAATTGTCAGCGCAGGATAAAGCCAACAAAGGTAAACAATACGAAAAAGAACAGCGGCAACGCACTTATGAGCGAAGAATCCGCAAGACGAAGCGTGAAGTTCTCGGAATGCAAGCGGCGGTTGATAACTGCAAAGACGAACAGGCAAAATTCGCATTACAGCAAGCCTTTGACCGGAAATCTTATCTTTTGCAGAAACAAAATGCTGCATACAAGGCTTACTGCAAGCAGAACGACCTGAGGGAACTGAAAGACCGGCTCATGATCGCTAAGTGGAATCGTCAGAACGCTGCAAAAGCCAGAGGAGCTGCGAGAAGATATAAAACAGCAAAGGGGATTGACTGATGGATAGATGGGAATATTACAATCCGAATCCTGCTGGAAATCGAGTCGGAGATTGTGCTGTTCGGGCAATATGCAAAGCAACCGGCTTCGATTGGGAAACGGTATTCACCGGATTAATGATACAGGCATGTGCTCTGTCAGATATGCCGAGTGCAAATTATGTCTGGGGAGCGTACCTTTATAAGCATGGATACAGACGCAAACTGATTGAACAATCAGAACGATATATCTATACAGTCAATGATTTTTGCGCAGATCATCAGACAGGCACATACATTCTCTGCATAGATGGTCATGTGGTGACAGTACAAGATGGTAAATATTATGATACATGGGATTCCGGAAATGAAGTCCCGGTATATTACTGGGAAAAGGAGTAGCTAAATGAGCATACAGGAATTTATTCAGTTTTTTCTTTCAATCTGTGGAGGAGTATCAATTATTGGAGGGGCAGCAGCTGTTGTTTTTAAATGGATTACTCCGGCATTTCGACTCAACAAGCGAGTTGAGACACTGGAAGAACATGATAAGCGAGATTACGAGAGTCTTCAGAGGATTGCGGAACGTGATTCATTGATTCTGGAAGTGCTATCAACAATGTTGGACAGTCAGATTAGTGGAAATAACGTCGAGGAATTAAAAAAAACAAAACAGAAGCTTACAAATTATCTTGCACAGAATCAACGTTAGCATTAGTAAGGGGTATGCTCATGAAATTATATGTGTTCACGAAAAAAGATATAGACAGGTTCTTGATAGAGTGCAATTTCACACCGGACGAAGAAAGACTGTTCCGGTTGAGATGCCAGGAACGCACTCTCGAATACTGTGCTGAGCAGATGAATGTGAGCATATCAACAGCAAAGCGGTTAAGCCGGAGGGTGAATAATAAAATAATTAAAGTATGCTAAAAAGTAAGGAGAGGATTTTCTACCCTCTCCCATTTTTTTAACAAAAATCTTCTTTTACAGCTCTTTCAAGTAGCTTTATAACATATTCTGGTGGAGTTCGCTTGCCACTCTCCCAGTTTTCTATGCTTCTTTTAGGAATACCATATTTTTCAGAAAAAGCTTGCTGGCTCAGATTTGTAAAATTCCTTAATTCCTTTACATCCATATATTAACCTCTCGTTTCTTCCCAATCGCCATCGTCAAAAATGGTAACCTGTCTATGTATCGTCTGCATCCAGTCTTCACCAGTGGAATTTCCGAACGAATCTCGGCTTTTTCTCGGTACTTCCTGTTCTAATTTCACATAACGACACCACGTAGATTCGTCTTTTACTATTTTCCATCCTTTTTCAACTAATTGCTTAATCCTTTCTTCGCCCGTCATTTTATTATCCTCCCTTGACTATATTTTTACCTTCGTGGTATAATGGCTTTGTCACTTACAGAGGGATGTTCTGTAAGCGGAGTGCCTAACGATTCCGGGCACCACGGATTGAAATAATAATTTTAGGTATAAAGAGCTAGTTTTGCATGCTTAGCTCTTTTTACTTTGCATTTTTTCCGTCTCCATAACATTTATAAAACGCTTCAACCAGCTCTGCCAGTTCCTGCGGCGTGAGATTTTCTTTTAGGTCATCCGGGATACGATTGTAATTGCGCGCAAAGGTTTCAACACAATCTCCAATTTTGCATGCCTTTTTGACCTGTTCAAGTTTGTACATTGCTCCGATTTCTTCAGCTGTAAACATCCCTTTTCTAAGAGCTTCACGGCCTTCTTTGTCTCGATCAAGCCCCAATGATTTTATCGCTACCTTCTTACTAATGACTCCGATTCCTTGTATTTTCATTTTAATCCTCCTTTATTATAAAACGCGATATCTCACGATATCTTCAACTTTCTCAGGACTTCCATACCAGTATTTTTCGTCTGGATTCCATTTAAGCCCAAATTCTTTTAAAGTTTTCCTACAATTAAAAGTATTTCCAGAAACAACTCCGTCTCCAAGGTTAAAAAGAACTTCGCATCCATCAAGGAAAGTATTGAAATATTTGCCAAGCTTTGCGAGCTTGAGATCTTCTTTAGCTTTTTCCCATGCTCTTTTAAGTGCTACAGAAATAGTACATTTACACTGTCTTACGATACTCCATGCATTTTTCATGATTTCTGATTTGTTATACTTCATAATGATTACCTCCTAAATGATTCCTTATTTCCTCTTGTTGATATTATAATACCACCCAGTGAGTGATATGTCAATACTTTTTTGACACTTTTTCGAACTTTTTAGATTGATATATCTATGTAAAAATATAATCAGAAAGGCGGTGTATAAGATGGCATTATATAACAATCCTTATCAATATAGCTTTGGTGTTCCTGGGCAGATGAACCAGTTCCAGCAACAGCCTGTCCAGATTCCAACTCAACCAGTACAGCAACCACAGCAGAATAATAGCGGTATCCTGTGGGTATCCGGCGAAGTCGGCGCAAAATCCTATCTGGTAGCACCCGGGACAAGTGTTTTGCTGATGGACAGCGAAAGTGAAAAGTTCTACATAAAATCCACAGATGTATCCGGTATGCCACAACCACTGCGGACATTTGAATACCACGAGGTAGGTTCTCAGATGCCGCCTAAGCAGCCTGTTCAGAACATGGACAGTAAATATGTTACTCGACAGGAATACGATGATTTGAAAGGCAAATACGAAGTTATCATAAACCGATTAAATTCATTTTCTGAACCTGTTAGGGCTAATACCGTACAGGAATCAGCGACCAAGGGAGGAAATGCAGATGAGTAATCCATTATTTAACGCACTTGGCGGCGGGATGCCGCAGGGAAACGGACCAATGCAGATGATACAACAGTTTATGCAGTTTAAACAGAATTTTAAGGGAGATCCGAAAGCAGAAGTCGAGAAAATGTTGCAGTCTGGAAAGATTTCTCAACAGCAGCTCAATCAAGTTCAACAGATGGCAGGGCAATTCCAGCGCATGTTGAAAGGAATGAAATAGTACATTACAATCTGGCCAGATTGATGTAAATACACAAAAAGGAGATTATATTATGGATGGAAATTATAGCTTAGCAGATATTGCCGCTGCTACTGGAAACGGCAGAAATAATGACGGCATGTTTGGTGGAGATGGCAGCTGGTGGATTATTGTTTTATTTATTTTTGCTTTCTTCGGATGGGGAAACAACGGATGGGGCAATAATGGAAACGGCGGAGGATATGTAGCTACAGCAGCTACTCAGGCAGATATTCAGAGAGGATTCGACAATTCCGCTGTAATCAGCAAGCTTGACGGAATCAATAGCGGCCTGTGTGATGGCTTCTATGCTATGAATAACGGTATGCTTACCGGATTTAACGGAATCAACACAAACATCATGCAGACTGGTTTCGGCATTCAGCAGGCTATTAATGCTGACACTGTAGCAAATATGCAGAATACCAATGCACTCCAGGCACAGCTTGCAAACTGCTGCTGCGAAACCAGAGAAGCAATCCAGGGCATAAACTACAACATGGCACAGAATACCTGTGCATTGCAGAACACCATGAACAGTAACACAAGAGACATTATCGACAGCCAGAACGCCGGAACAAGGGCAATCCTTGATTACCTGTGCAACGAGAAGATATCCAATCTCCAGGCTGAAAATAACGACCTCAGACGTGCCGCTTCTCAGGATCGCCAGAGTGCGCTTCTCACAACTGCAATGGCTTCTCAGACACAGCAGCTCATTAATGCGATTAATCCAGCACCGATTCCGGCATATCAGGTTCCTAATCCGAACACATATTACGGATGCGGATGCAACACCGGATGTAATTGTTAACAACTTCATATCGAGAGTATCTTTCGATTGATTCGGATGTCGGCTTATGCCGTATTACACAGAGGGGCAGGCTGAGACCTGTCCTTTTGTGATATGAAAGGAGTATTTTTATGGCAGAATTTACAAATGTAGCTGCTCAGACTGTAGCAGCAAATGGAAACGTAGTATTTTCAAACACAGCAGTCAAAGGTTCTAACTGCATTCAACACAGGGAGGGAAGTGGAATCATTACGCTGAGAGGACTTACTAACCAGTGCAAGGCTAGATTCTTCGTGGATTTTTCTGGTAATATCGCAATTCCAACAGGCGGTACTGTCGGAGCTATTTCTCTGGCTATTGCAATCTCTGGCGAGCCTGTATTATCTTCACAGATGATTTCCACACCGGCAGCAGTAGACCAGTATAACAATGTGTCCTCTGGTATCTATATTGATGTACCTCGCGGATGTTGCGTTAATATCGCAGTAGAGAACACAAGCGATCAGGCTGTTTCTGTTGCGAACGCAAACATTGTTGTGACCAGAGAAGCATAGGAGGTGTGATTATGAGAGACATTAAAGACTTATGTGCAAGAATTGAAGACGAACTGTCCAAAATTGCTGACAGTGGGCTGACCACTGGAAATCTGGAAATGACATACAAACTGATTGATATGTATAAAGATATCAAGAATACGCAGTACTGGGACAAGAAAGTGGAATATTACAATACTGTCCTTGATGAGATGCGTGGTGGCTACAATGACGATTACAGCGAACGTGGAAGAAAGCGCGACAGCATGGGGAGATATAGCTCAAATGATGGCAGAATGATGCCGGATTACGACAGAGGCAGTTCTTATGCCAGACGTGGGGAACATTATGTCAGAGGGCATTACAGCCGTTCTGACGGACGAGACGCTTACGATGACTACATGACACAGAAACAGAGCTATCGTTCTGGCAAATCTGAGGACTGTAAGAGGAAGATGCTTGCCGCTCTGGAAGAACATCTGGACGAACTCACAACAGAAATGAGCGATATGTCCAAGGATGCGGAGTGCCGGGAGGAACGTGATCTTGTTAAAAGATACGTGGAAAAGCTCCGTGATATGCTCTAATTAGTCAAAACATGTACCACAACTTTTTGGAGGTTCTGTGGTAAAATGTATTCATAAGGAAGATTCGTAAGTGGTTGTAGCCACTTGACATAGACATTTTTTCATTGATTCCTCCTTTCTTAGGCGCGTGTCCTTAACAGAAACAGGTTCGGGCGGAACCTGGAGGTTGAAAAGCGGATGCAATTTCCGACACGTACCATTGCCGTTAGTGCATGGCGGCATACCTCCTTGTGAGCATATAACTGAACAGTGAAATCCAACCCGTGCAGAGGTGTGCGACCGTATAGGCGGTGTTGACGTAGCCCGAACGTCCCGTGTTTAGGCATAGCACGTAAAATACCTTGCTAACCCGGGAATCCGGGTTATGTGGAACCTATCGGCTATAGGACAAATATCTATAGATACAAGTTTTCCAGTTCGACTCTGGAAGTTCCGCTTACCCTGCCAGTGGTCTAACTGGCTTAATCCACTTACCTGCGGCGGCAGGTCAATAAACACGACCAGGAGGATGTATATGCAGAAACTTATTGACACATTAAAATCATTTGGAATTGAAATCCCGGAGGATAAACAGGCAGATGTAAAGAAAGCACTCTCTGAGCATTACAAGAATGCTAAAGAAGTAGCGAAAACTCTGTCGAAAGTCGAAGGTGAACGTGATGACTGGAAAGAACGTGCTGAGACAGCAGAAGAAACCTTAAAAGGCTTTGACGGCATTGACCCGGCAAATGTCAAGACCGAGTTAGCGACTTGGAAACAGAAAGCGGCAGATGCGGAGAAAGAATTCAATGCGAAAATATACGAAAGAGATTTTGACGATGCTCTTAAAACTGCATTGGAAAATGTTAATTTTTCATCTCCAGCAGCTAAAAGATCTGTTACTGCTGATATCAAATCAGCTGGTCTTAAGCTTAAGGACGGAAAGATTCTTGGACTTAATGATTTACTTGAACAGATGAAACAGGATGAACCTGATACATTTGTAGATGAAAGTCAACGGCAGGCTCAGCAGCAACAGGCGAGATTTGCAACAGCGCGGATTGGACATCAGCAGACACCGGGAAGTATGACCAAGAAAGATATCGAAGCAATCAAAGACCCGTCCGAGAGACAGGCTGCAATTGCTCAGAATATCCAGTTATTCCAGTGATTTTTTACACCGACTATACGTCAGAGTATAGCCGCTAACCCAATACCTTAACAATTATGGGTAGAAAGGATTCTTTTATGCCAGCAAAAACAAATCTTATTATGACTAATGATATTCATGTCACAGCACGTGAGATTGACTTTGTTACCAGATTCGAAAGAAACTGGCAGCACTTACGTGATATTCTGGGTATCATGAGACCTATCAAAAAGCAGCCGGGTGCTGTACTCAAGTCAAAATACGCAGAGGGTACTTTACAGAGCGGAAAAGTGGCAGAGGGTGAGGAAATCCCTTACAGCAAATTCGTTGTAAAAGAAAAAGACTATGCGGAAATGACTATCGAGAAGTACGCAAAGGCTGTATCTATCGAAGCAATCAAGGATCATGGTTACGAGAACGCTGTTCAGATGACCGATGATGAATTCCTTTTCCAGCTTCAGACTGATGTTACCGGCAGATTTTATGACTATCTGAAAACCGGTACACTTACTTCCACAGAAACAACATTCCAGATGGCTCTGGCAATGGCTAAGGGTCGCGTTGAAAACAAATTCAAACAGATGCACAGAAATGTGACTGGCGTTGTTGGATTTGTCAACATTCTGGACGTATATGAATATCTCGGAGCAGCTGAGATCACCATTCAGAACCAGTTCGGATTCCAGTACATGAAAGATTTCATGGGATTCAATACTATCTTCCTGTTATCTGATAGTGAAATCCCGAGAGGACAGGTTATCGCTACGCCTGTTGAGAACATCGTCCTGTACTATGTAGATCCGAACGAATCGGACTTTGCGAGAGCTGGTCTGGTGTATACCGTTTCCGGCGAGACAAACCTGATCGGATTCCACACTCAGGGCAACTACCACACAGCGGTGTCCGAAGCGTTTGCGGTCATGGGACTTACTCTTTTCGCAGAGTACATTGATGCAATCGCAGTAATTACCATTGATGAGACACCAACACTTGGCACTCTGACAGTAAATTCCGTGGCTGGGACAGAGAGCGGTGATACAAAAATCACTGTAAATCCGGCTAAGGAAAATGCCGGCAATGTGTATAAATACAAAGTTGCAGCAGAAGCAGTAACTGTCGGATATGGACAGAATCTCAGAAACTGGAGTACTTGGGATGGAAAAGCCGATATCACAGCAGCAACCGGACAGAAGATTACAGTGGTTGAGTGTGATGGAACATACAAAGCACTGAACGCCGGAAGTACAAGCGTAACAGCAAAATCATAAACCTGGGAGGTAACTGGCATGGCTTATGCAGATTATGATTTTTATACAACTTCATACTTCGGCTCGGTCGTGCCAGAAAACGACTTTGATAGACTTGCTGGAAGGGCAAGCGATTTTGTAGATACACTGACATTCGACAGGCTTTTAGGAGGACTTCCGACTAATAAACGCGCTAGAAAACGTATTAGAAATGCTGTATGTTCGCTGACTGAATTAATGTATCAGATTGAGCTTGCTGAAAAGAATGCTACTGATGCCGCTATACATGGAAATTCTACCGTGTCTGGGTCCGGTGGTAGCACTACAGGCATTGTAACGTCTGTATCATCTGGCAGCGAATCAATTTCTTATGCCACACCTCAGCAGATTGGAGCGAGTGCAAAGGAATGGAGTGCGGTATATGCCGCCGCCGGAGACGTACAGAAAACGAACGACTTACTTCTTAAGACAGCTTTACCGCTGTTGATGGGAGTTAGAACAGATGAAGGAATACCAGTATTGTATGCAGGAGTGTAAATGATATGAAAGATTACGTCGAAGTAAATGATAAGAAATGTTGTGAAGTAGACAACTGCACGTGCGTAAAGTATAAAAACGGCAAAAAGTATTGTATGGGTTGCGGAAACGTAGTCCCAACCAGAAAGGATAAATAATGGATATTTCAACACTTGGCTCATGTATAGCAATCGTTATGATCTGCTACATCGTAGGAATGGGCTGTAAAGCATCAAAAAGAATCTCTGATGAATGGATTCCGGTAATCATGGCGATTATTGGTGGCGTTCTCGGAGCGGTCGGGATGGGAGTTATCCCAGATTTTCCGGCAACGGACTATATAACGGCAGTTGCAGTCGGTATGTTTAATGGACTGTCGGCTACTGGCGTGAATCAGGTTATTAAGCAGACAGTGCAGAGAGAATAATTAAGGAGAGGATATCATGTATTCGTCTAAAATTACACTTTTCAACTATTACGAAAGTGCCACAACTGGAGATGCGTACTGGTATCCTCATGTTTTATCCGGTGTCGACCTCGTTACCGATAAAGGAGCAATCCTTAAGAAGTACGGGCCAGACGCAACAGACAACGCACAGCTACACATTCGTTACACTGTCCAGAACGGCGATATAACCATTACTGATAAAGACGGTAAGATTCTTCCATGGGTGCCGCCTAAAGAGTGGAAGCAGCAGATTAACAACGCTTTGGAAGATACTATCACATTCTCAGACGAATCGTTCTTCTGGGAGGGTGAGTGGACTGGCGGAACGGTATCTGATGGTGATTATCGGAGCGGATTCTATCAGTACATGAACGAGAACAAGGATAACGTGTTCAAGATTACCAGTGTTGGCGGTCCGTACACACTGATTCCACACTTCGAGATTCTGGGTAAGTAATATGAGTAAAATTCATCATTTCAAAGGATTCTCCGTAGTCGATGGAGATATGAAAATCAAGCTGAATATGGATAGATTCTCCAGACAGTATCAAGAAGCTCAGTATCTCCTTGACGGGATGGTCATGGACAGTATGGTTCCGTTTATGCCGATGATTACAGGGGACTTTATCAACCGGACAAGAATTGAAAGCACATCATTGCAAGGAACTGGACTTGTGTGTGCTGCGGCTGCTCCTTATGGACGTTTTCTATATGAGGGAAAAGTAATGGTTGACGAAGCAACCGGAAGCCCTTATGCAAGACGTGGAGCAAAAAAAGTACTTGTTAGTCAGTTCTCCGGACGGACAGCAGCTAAGGAAAACCTTGAGTATACCAAACAGGCGCACCCACGGGCACAAGCCCATTGGTTTGATGCCGCTAAACGACAATACGGCAGTACATGGATTCGTAAAGTAAAAGCACAGGCAGGAGGTGGCAGACATGGCAGATAAACCTATCGGAAAAGATGCAACTGGATATGAGATTCTGACAGATGCCATGAAAGCACTTCTGAACCAGTATCCGGGACTGTACGATAATGAAACAATCAAATTTGAGGAACTCGGCAAAGATTCCGGAATCGCTTTCTCAGCAGATAACGGTGCCTTGATTTATTCAGAAAAAGAAGATGTATGCGGAGTAATGCATCAGGTATGTCAGTATCCATTTTATGTGGTTTACCGCACGGCATCCGACAAAGAACGGCAGAAGTTATCTGTTCAGAAGTTCCTGGATAATCTCGGTAAATGGATATGCCGAGAACCAGTTATCATAAACGGCGCTGAGACACGCTTATCTGCTTTTCCAGAGCTTTCACAAGGAAGAGTAATAAAACGTATCACACGTGATAACTCCTATGGTTTAGAGCCGCAGGAGAGTGGCGCACAGGATTGGCTATTGCCATTGTCGGTACGCTATGAAAATACTTATGAAGTAATATAAAAGTAATATAACAAGTAACAACCGGCTATCAATTAGAGATAGTCGCTAACCTACACAGCCTTTTAAAAGTTATAGGCAGAAAGGACATTTCTATGGCAGTTACAGGCAAGATTGACCGTAAATATATGGCCCATTACATTGATGCCGGTTCTCTTTGTGGAGGGCTGACACCGAAATATGAGCGCCTTGGAAAAGATCTGGAAGAGTACAATGTAGAACTCAATCCAGATACTGAAACATCTAAAAACATTCTTGGAGAATCCACATTCAAACATAACGGCTACGAAGTTTCTTCTGACGCTGATCCGTTCTATGCAGACACTACTTCCGATCTGTTCACAGCATTGCAGAAGATCGTAGATGGACGTCTCAAAGACGACAACCTCAAAACAAAAGCAGTTGAGGTTCATCTTTGGACAGAAGCCACAGCAGGCAAGTATGAAGCATATCAGCAAGACTGCTACGTTGTACCGACCTCCTACGGCGGTGATACATCCGGCTATCAGATTCCATTTACTGTCAACTATGTTGGCGAACGTGTAAAAGGAAAATTTGATATCAGTTCCGGTACATTCACAGCTGACAGTGAATAAGCACATACACAAGGAGGATATGCTAAATGGCAAAAGTAATTAATACCAAAATTGATGATGGAATTTTTACATTCACGTTTACCAACAACGAAGACGAAGTTTTTTCTTCTTTCAAGCTTAACCCGACTGATATCAATGTAGCAGCACGTGCGGAGGAACTGGGAGAGTACTTTGACCAGCTTAAAAATTCTATTCAAAAAGTCACATCTGGTAAGGAAGTGGCAGAACTGAACAAACAGATCGAAGACAAAATCAACTATCTGCTCGGATATGAAGCATCAAAAGACCTGTTCAAGGAGCCGATAACAGCGACTACTGTATTCGGCAATGGTCAGGTATTCGCCTACATCGTACTTGACAAGATCGCAGAAGCAATCGCACCGGAAATCGAAAAGAGAAAAAAGAAAATGCAGACGGCAGTCAATAAGTACGTGGAGAAATATACAAAATGACCGCCTATGAGCTACCCACCTCACTGAACATAAGTGGGGTGGATTTTTCTATCAGAACGGATTTTCGAAAAATAATAGGCATATTAATCGCTCTTGGAAATCCGGATTTTAGCAATGAAGCGAAAGCAATAATTGCTGTTCAGATAATGTACGAAAAATGGTGGGAGATACCAGAAGAAAATTTAAGCGAAGCTCTTCAAAAAGCTTATGAGTTCATCGACTGCGGGCAGTCTGACGATAATCCAAACCGCCCAAAGCCCCGTTTGATGGACTGGGAGCAAGACGGAGACATGATTGTTCCGGCTGTAAACAAGGTTGCTGGTAAAGAAATCAGATCAGTACCTTATATGCACTGGTGGACGTTCTTCGGATATTTCATGGAGTCTGGCGAATGCCTGTTTAATACCGTAGTTGGAATTCGTTCAAAAAAGGCAAAGGGCGAAAAGCTCGATAAATGGGAAAAGAAATTCTATCAGGAAAATAAGAACATTATTGATATAAAAACACGTCTCAGCGAAGAGGAGCAAGCGTACAAGGATGCGCTGAATGAGATGTTAAACCTCAAATAGTTAGGAGGTGGACACATGGCTGCTGATGGCTCAGTCATTATTGATACCAGAATGGATACAACCGGTGTCCAGAATGGTGTCTCAGCTATAAAACAGTCATTTAACGGCCTTGGAAGTGCTGTAAAAAAAATCGGTCTGCTGATTGGTGGGGCTTTTGCAGTTGGTAAGTTAGTACAGTTCGGCAAAGAGTGCGTGGAACTCGGCTCTGACCTTGCGGAAGTACAGAACGTGGTCGATGTTACATTTACAACCATGTCTGACAAAGTAAATGAATTCGCAAAGAACGCCATGACTTCTGCCGGATTATCTGAAACTATGGCAAAAAGGTATGTCGGCACGTTCGGAGCAATGTCTAAGTCGTTCGGATTTTCAGAATCACAGGCTTACGACATGTCAACGGCCCTGACACAGCTGACTGGTGATGTGGCATCATTCTACAACATCAGTCAGGACTTGGCTTATATCAAACTGAAATCAGTGTTTACGGGTGAAACGGAAACATTAAAAGATTTGGGCGTGGTAATGACCCAGTCGGCACTTGACCAATATGCACTTGCAAATGGCTACGGCAAGACCACATCTGCAATGACTGAACAGGAGAAAGTTGCTCTCCGCTTTGCTTTTGTGCAGGAACAGTTATCAGCCGCATCTGGTGACTTCATTCGTACTTCTGACAGCTGGGCGAACCAGGTGCGAGTGATGCAGTTGCAGTTGCAGTCCCTCAAGGCAACAGTCGGACAAGGGCTGATTAATATTTTTACACCTGTTCTGAAAGTAATCAATATTCTTCTCGGCAAACTGGCGACTCTGGCAAACGCATTTAAGTCATTCACGGAGCTTATTACTGGCAAGAAATCTTCCGGTCAAACGAGCGGAAGTGGAGCGGGTCTTGCCGGAACAGACGCGATCGCAGATACAGCGGACCAGTATGGACAGGCGGCAGATAATGCAGAAAAACTGGCAGATGCCACGAACGACAATGCAAAAGCAACAAAAAAAGCGAATAAAGTAACAAAAAACTATCTTTCGTCACTTGATGAAGTTCACAAAGCCACATCTACTGGCAGCAATTCATCTTCCACACCATCTTCATCTGGTGGAAGTGGTGGAGCAGGTAACAGCGGTCTTCCGAGTTCAGTTGGCAGTGTGGACTATGGCAGTCTGGCAGAGGGAGAAAATGCGCTGGACAAAATCAGTGATTCTGCCAAGAAGCTTGCTGATCTGCTCAAGAAGCTCTGGAAACCTTTTCAGGACGCATGGAAAAAAGAGGGCAAGAATACTATTAATGCGGCAAAAACCGCACTTGATGGACTTAAAGAGCTCGCTGTAAGCGTAGGTAAAAGTCTTGTGGAAGTCTGGACGAATGGCACTGGTACAACAATGCTAGAAACCATGCTGAGAATTGCCCAGAATGTCCTCAAGACTATTGGAAACATTGCTTCCGGTTTTGCTGACGCATGGAACAAGAACAATGTCGGAACGCAGATCATACAGAACATTGCAAATGCCCTTGTGGTAGTTATGCAGTTTGTTGAGAGGATTGCAGAGGATACAGCGGCATGGGCGGCGAACCTTAATTTCTATCCTCTACTGGAATCTATCAGTAATCTGACCAGTACATTTGCACCAATTCTGGAATCTATCGGAAACGTTCTTGAATGGATTTACAACAATATTGTCCTCCCAATGCTGAAATGGCTGATTGAAACAGGAATTCCGACAGTAATCAATCTGGTATCGGATTTGGCCGGATTCTTTACGAATCATCAATCAATTATTGAAGCATTCGGTGCAGCTCTAATCGGAGCGTTCGCGGCAGCGAAAATTGCAGGGCTAGCATCAAGAATAGCAGGAAGTATAACGACAGTAGCGAGTTTTATAAAAGGCCTTATTGCACTTATGACTGGTTCTAGTGGCATTATGGGAGGAATTAAAGCTATTGCGACAGCTGTCGGACCGGGTGGAATTTTTATAGCAGCAGTAACGGCTTGCATTGCGATTGGTGTTTTGCTGTACAAAAATTGGGACAAAATAAAAGAAGTTGCAGGTGCGGTATGGAGTTGGATTAAAGACAAAACCATAGCTTTCGTCGATGGAATAAAATCCAAACTAAGTGATTTGGCAGAAAAGATTGTTTCTATTTGGAATGGTATCAAATCAAGTGCAAAAGAAAAGTGGGACGCTATATGGTCCACTATAAAAGAAGTTGTAAAGAGAATAGTTGATGGAATCGTTGATAAATTCAAAAATGCAAGAGACAAGGTTGTTGATACGTTCGAGGGTATTAAAAACAAAGTTAAAGAGATATTCAATAAAGTTATCGGTATCGTAAATGGCGCAATCGGTACGGTGAACGGCGCGATCAGTGGAATTGAATCTGCAATGTCATTTGGTCCGTGGGAAGTGCCTACACCATTCGGCTCTAAGACAATCGGATTTAGCGCAAGCTTTCCAAGAGTACCGACTATTCCATACCTGGCAAAAGGTGCAGTTATTCCACCTAGAAGTGAATTTCTGGCTGTCCTGGGCGACCAGAAACAGGGCAATAACATTGAAACACCAGAAGCACTGCTCAGAAAGATTGTTCGCGAAGAATCAGGGCAGCAGAGTGGTGGTGATTACAGATTCACAGCTCAGATTAATAGACGGACTATTTTTGACGAAATTATTGATGAAGCAAAGTTAAGACGTGATACAAGCGGCAGAAATCCGTTTGAACTGGCATAGGAGGTGGAAGCGTGGCAACTATTCCAAAAAGTATAACAGAACGATACAAGATGAATGGAGCTTCCATCTATCAGCCAGATAAAGATATGGGTTATAACCTCGAAACAACTTATTCAGAAGGTAGTAACCGTACGCAGTTCGGAAAAGCGTTGTTAACTCCATTGTTTACAGTCGAACAGTATAGCTATGAAGCATCAAACGTTCCAGTTATAGAAGCAAACAAAATTCTCAAAATTATCGCAAAAGGAAAAACTTTCAATTTGTACCATTGGTCCCTTTACCACATGGCATGGAGAACTGATCCGTTTTATGTCGGAAAAGCAAGCCTAACTATTGGAGAAATTTCGCCAGACTTAAAATTTGTATCAAAAATATCTTTTAACATGCAGGGGGTGAATCCACTTGATTAATGTATCCGATACATTTAAACAAAAACTACAGGACGGAGAAAGAGTCTGGCAGGAAGTGGAAATCACCTTTCCTGACGGAACTGTAAAAACAGTCAAAAATGAAATCATGGGCGAAAACTGCACCTTTTCCGATTGTGCAGAAAGTAGCAGCTTTCCGATTGGCTGCGTTGTTTGTAAATCCATGACATTGGAGTTGGACAACACTTCCGACCAGTGGAAAAACTATAATTTCTACATGGCAAAAGTTCATGCGTATCTTAAAATGCAGACCTCTGTAGCAAGTTCGGCTACAACAGATGAATTGCTGGATGAAAACTATGAGCCAATTCTTGACCAGAGTGGCGGTGCGATTCTGGCAACAAAAGCAGCGACAGAAGACAGAGTCGAAACCATTGATAAAGGTATTTATACAATTACGACACCAGAACAATATGGCGAAATCCTTAGTTTTACCGCTTTGGACGATATGTATAAAACGAACGCAACTTATATATCTCATCTGGTTCTGCCACAGTCAATAGAGACTCTTGTTAGAGATGCGTGTGAGACTCTTGGTATTCCGTCAGAAGTCTCCATGGCTCATGGAAATCTGATCGTGTCAGAGATTCCGGAAAACATGACGTTTCGTCAGTTGTTCGGATGGGCAGCAATGCTTGAGACTGCGAACGCTCGCCTGGACAGCAGAGGATACTTGCGATTTATCAGATGGGATTTTTCCAATGTACAAGAAGATTACAACGCAGTAGTGGACGCTGATGGAAATGTAACATTTAAAGGCGGCGCAAGTATTGACTCAGAAAGTTTTATCAGTCCGACAGGGAACTGGACAATTGATAGTGATGGATTCTTGACACTGATCGAATCAGCAGCTGACACATCCGAAAAGCTCAAAGACTTTTTTACAAGTCCAACCGTTTCTAGTGATGATATTGTGATTACTGGAATCAAGCTAAAAAATAGAGAAAATGAAGCCATGTACGGAAGCACAGGATATGTTCTTAAATTGGAGAACGACCTTGTTGCGGATTCGGACTTGGACACGGTAGCTGCTCAAATTGGCGATTCCATAATTGGAGCTAAATTCCGTAACATGTCGGGAGAACTTGTATATAACCCACTCATTGAGTTTGGAGATATGGCATATACTTATGATCGCAAATGGAACAGATATATAACTCCGCTGACGGACGTTTCTTGTTCCGTTAATGGAAAGACTACTGTAAAAACTCAAGCCGACGACCCTATCAGAGGGCAGAGCAAGTTCCAGTCAGAATCCACTAAGGCAATCGTAGAGGCAAGACGACTTGTTAAAAAAGAACAATCAGCTAGAGAAAAAGCAGTAAAGAAATTAGAAGAAACCTTAAAAAATTCTTCTGGATTATATGAAACATCAGTCGCACAGGAAGATGGCAGTACTATTACATATCTGCATGACAAGCCTACACTTGCAGAATCAAAAAATGTAATTAAATTCACAGCAGAAGCCATTGGCGTATCCAATGATGGTGGCAAAACATATCCTTACGGTTTCTTTCTGACAGGCGATTTGATAGCAAAAATTCTGTACGCACATGGTATCAATGCTGATTATATTGACACAGGCGCACTGATTGTCAGAGATAGCGATGGAAACATAATCTTCCAGGTTGATATGGATACCAAAAAAGTAATAATCAGTGGTGATTCAGTTGTTATCGGTGGCAAAACAGCCACAAAAGCATTATCCGACAATCTTCAGGAGAGCAAAGATTATTCAGATGGTAAATTAGCTGATTACGCTGACACAGTAACAGGTTCATTGGCTGGATTACAAGCACAGATTGATGGACAGATTGAGTCCTTCTTCTATGATTACGAACCGTCTTTACAGAACAAACCGGCTTCTGAATGGACAAGCACAGAAGAACGCAAAAAGCACGAAGGTGATCTTTTTTACTGGAAGAGCACTGGCTACGCGTATCGGTTTATGCAGGACGGTGCAACATGGAAATGGCAGATGATTCAAGACAACGACATTTCCAAAGCACTTGCACAAGCTGAGAAAGCGCAAGATACCGCAGACGGCAAGAGAAGGACGTTTGTTATACAGCCTTCGCCGCCGTATGATATCGGAGATTTATGGTCTCAAGACGGCGGAGATATCCTCACTTGTGTTGTAGCAAGAGCAAAAGGAAGTGTGTATGCGTCATCTGACTGGAAGAAACTGAATAAATATACCGATGATACCACAGCAAACAAAGCCCTTGAAGCAGCAGCTCTTGCCAAAAACATGACTTTGCAGCTATCAAACGAAATGCAGACGATTACGGCTGATGCAGATGGCAATATCGCAGTATTTCCACAGGTATCTACCAAAGCTACTGTAATGTATGGCTCATCGGATATTACAGACGATTGTAGTTATACAATCACAAAATCCGACAGTATCACAGGCTCTTGGAGTGATGCAACACATATCTACAATGTTACTGGGCTATCGGCAGACAATGGATGGATAGACATCAGAGCAACATATCTCAGCAATCTGTCAGTAACAAAAAGATTCACGATTTCTAAGCAGAAAAAGGGCGAAGATGGAAAAGATGGTGAACCTGGTAGAACATACATGGTTGAGCCATCATGTAACGTCTTGAAACGTGGCTCTGACAAGACAATTAGTCCAAACTTTATAACATTTAAAGCGTATTATCGTGACGGAAAGTCAGCTACTAGAGTGCCTTATAAAGGCAGATTCGTTGTTGAAGAGACTGCTGACGGAAATACTTGGAATACCATTTATACTAGTTCAACCGATGAGGACACCGTGACACACTATTTGTATTCTATTTTGACAAATGGATCTGGTCAGACAGTAGCAAGTTCTAATGGTTCAACTGTCGGTATTCCAAGAGATGTGACAAATGTTAGATGTAAATTATATGCGTCCGGTGGAACTACAACATTGATGGATATGCAGAGTGTTGCGGTAGTGATTGATGTGGACAATCTAACACAATCGCAAATCGTAGAAATACTATCAAATGATGGTGCGTGGAAAGGATTGTACTACAAGAATGGTCAACTGTATATCAGCTTCAGTGCGGCACTTGGCGGTGAATTGACGTTGGGCGGCGAAAAGAATGGAAACGGTTATCTGAAAATTAAAGATGCCAATAATGCTGCTAAAGGATTAATTGATCGCTCTGGATATGCTGTATTTACAAGCTACGAAGAAAATTCAAAGTACATGAAATATACAGGTGTACAGTTTTCAAGCGATGGAATATTCCCTGTTGATATCAAGAAGTTCTTTGACGATGAAGTAGATATTGAAATTGAAAATAGTGAAAATTGGGGAATCAGTTGGAATGATAACAGTCTAAACGTATATGCCACAGAGGTATCGGCTGACACTGGTACATTTGAAAATTTAACTGTTACTAATCCTGCATCTTTCGCAAAATCACCAAAGATAGAAGACATGGAGTATACGACATCATCAAATACTATTTGTTGGGATGGACGTACAGGATACAAACAGCTGATGCTGAAATCTTCATCCTCGAAACGCTATAAAGATATTGGAAACAATATTTCAGAGCAAGAAATTGAAGAATGGTACAATATCGAACCAACGTGGGCAAAGTACAAAGATGGCTATCTGGTCAAAGGCGATGAGAACGAAGGCAGATACATTCCAATGTTCATAGCCGAAGACGTAGAAGAATATTTTCCAGAAGCTACTAGACACGCTAATGGACTTGTTGAAGACTGGAACGAACGTATCATGATTCCGGCAATGTTTGCAATGCTAAAAGCACAGAAAAAGAAAATTGACCAACAAGAGAAACTTATTAATAAACTTTGCGAAAAGTTAAATATAGAATGA